AACCACCCGCAGGCGTGGGAGGGGCTGGTCCAGTACCTAGCGGACCTCCACCAGTTGACAATTCGGGGGTTGGTGACGGCACAATCGGAACGGGAGCTGTTCCAGTTGCAGGGGAAGCTGGGTTTACTGGAAATTCTCCTGAGCCTCAAGGATAACCACCGGAGCGTAGTCGAAGAAAATGGCCGGACGAAGACTTAGTACAACCAGCTTCATATCTGATCCCATTTATCGGAAATTGGTGATGGGTGCCGCTACTAAGGTACCTTCGGCAACTAGCGTAAGCCTACCTATACTAGGGGGTGACGACGGTAGTCCTCCTTCTTTTACCGGAGATACGGGCCCGGGTGGCATACCTGATTACTTTGGTTTGAGTACGAACGTCGAGTCGACCTTACCTACTACGACAACGGAACCGACTTTTGGGGTCGTAAACGAGTATGATTTTACAAACCGTGTTGGGCAAGCTATTGGACAAAACACACCCTATATCATAGGCTCTCTCCAGATGGGTAGCTTGGACCCCCTTAAACTCGGGGCTATTGATGCGGGTATCGAGTCTCTATTTGGAAACGTCCCTGATTACATAACCCGGGAATCTTCTCCGGGTGTTATGTCTCAGACAGGCGGGTTTGAATCCACTAAGTCTTATGGTCTATTCCCAGACGGTCGTATCGCAGAAGTTACGGCTGAAGATCTGGCAAATCCTGAAATTCGTTCTCTGACTGCCGCCGAAGCAGACCGGTATAATCCTATTGGTTACGTCGGGGCTGACCCCAGAACACCGGCTGGTGCCGCGCTCATGGGTGTACAAACTATAGCGATGTCTATGGTTCCTTTTTTGAACACAATACCCGGGCCAATCGCCCGCACCCCGGCAGGACAGCCAATGGCACTTGGCTCGAGTTTCTTGGGTAAAATGCAACACGACGAGATGTGGCGGGCGGACTCTCTGGTTAAAGCAGGAACACCCGGTGTCTTTACTATGACATTTGGTAAAAACGGTTTTGCTAGTTACCGAGCTACGCAAGATTCAATATTTGGTTTTGATATTGAAGGGGGTCGGGTAACGCGCTTGACGGGGGATCAGTTTAAGAGACTCTACGGTGCTACCCGGGGTTATGATTACCGCAAAGTTGACTGGGCTAATTCAGTAGCGAATAGTGGTGAGTTGATTGGCCCTAAATTAATTGGACATGTTCAAGGTGTTGGCGGCTTTACCAAAGAAGGTGAGTTTATCGACCAGCGGGGAACAATATACAACAATTTAAACGCTCGACAGTTAGATACTTACACACGGACAATTCAAGATCCTGTAGCAATGGCACAGGTTGCAGGTGTTTTATCTGCTAAAGCCGCGGCGTCGTCTGGGTACAGAAAAAATTTACTACAAAGAAAAGCTACACGCCTTGCCGAACTCGCAGGGGGTGCGGCCGAGCGAGAATACCAGCAGGGTCTCGCTATGCGTACCCCAGAAGAAATTGCGTACGATTCTTGGTCGGGGGCCTCCGAAGATGGAGGACTACAGGTAGGAACCAGTATTGTGGGAGGCAAAGAGTACACCACTATTTCTAGCTCGAATGGGGATAACAACGGTATCACCCGTAGTGTTTCCGGCGATACGCGCGTAGATTCCCGGGGTAATACAACTAACTTTAATGTAGACCGATCCAATGAAGTATATTTTGCTGAGGGTGGCCGCGTAGGAAAAGCTGAAGGCGAAATGGTAGGTCCTGAATCGATGGATGCTCAGGGACCTGTCGGTTTTGTCAACGGTCGCACTCCAGAGCAAGTATCTGAAGCAGACACTGTTGCGGATGATGTAGAGGGTAGCGTACCTGAAGGCACTTTTGTTATCAACGCAGTGGCTGTTGAACGCTTCGGGTCAATGAAGTTAAAGAAACTCTTATTAAATGCTCTTCAAGAAGCTGAAAGACAAGGTATTGACATTTCTCAGAGCGAGAATACAATGAGGGATGAGGAAAGTGTTTCTGTAGCACTTTCTGAAGGTGAAGTAGTTGTACCGCCATTCCTTGTTCGTATCATTGGTCTTGAACGTCTTGAAAAAATTAACTCTGTCGGTCAAGAAGAAGTCACCGAGCGTGTTGAAGAGTACGGTCAGGCAGATACATCTGAACCCGTAGAGGGAGAAGCTCCTGTAGAAGCTTCTTTAGGTGGGAGTTTTGTTGAGCGTCAAAGAAAAGCTCCCGGAGGAGAAATTAGCGATAAAGAGTGGGATACTCTTGTTGGTCGTGCTAACCGGATGTTTGAGAATCCGGGAAGAAATGCGAGAAAGACTGAGAAGTTTCCGAAAGAGTTTCTCGATGCTTTGGATCGCATTTTAAAACAACAGAAAGGAATAATGTCTGAAACGGATGTTGGCGGCGGTAGCACCGTTACCCAGCGAGAAATTTCTTCGAGCACTCCCCTAACACCAGAAAGAGCACAAGAATTATACATAAATTTTCCGACAATACGTCAGATAATTTTAGCTGAAAAAGGGCGCGGCGATACCCAGCAAAGAATCCAAGCTTTAGATGCGGCCGAACAAATGCTACGCCAACAAATTGGCGACAATGTTCCTCAGCAAAATGCGGCTGTTTCTGTGGACGATGTGTACGGAGACACCTTTCTAAGTTTTGAAGAAGCTTTGGATGGCCCGGAAAACAACGCACGTGTTGTCTCAGAAACAGACGTAGAACGGCAAGGCCGGCGACAAGAAAGAAATCGAAGGTTTGGTGAAAGAAAATCTCGCCGCTCTGACGGAGGCTTTATTGAACGCCAAAAAAAAGCCCCCGGGGGTCTGGTACAACCCCTTAAAATTGTAACGGGCAAAAGTGGCGTAATTGAAGACCCCGAGTATCTCGACAAGACATTTGAAAACGCCTTCAAAAATATGATGAGGAATCGGCGAGCAGTTGAAGAAAACGTTCAACAAAAAATTCGCATGAATGAGCCCGTTCCTCCACTAGAGGATCTTCAAAAACAACTTCGTGAGATACACCAGCAGTATCAAAGCGATATGAAAGAGATTAAAAAAGTATCTGATCCTTACGTGTTTCAAGAATACATGAGAACACACACAAATGCAACGGCGGATTACTACAACTCTATTGAAGGGTTTGGAGAAGACCGTGAAAAGACTTTGCTAGTGACAGATGATTACTTAGCTGATCTCGCTACGATGAGAGTTTCAATTCCAATTGGATCTCAAGATGACGCTTTTATTCCTACCGGTCGTCACTACGGCATAACTTTTAAGGAAAGCGCGGCGGGAGGTAAGGCAAGGGGGTACACACACGGTGTTAAGTCTAATTCAACGTCCCCTGCTAGTACAGGATTTCATGAAGCGGGGCATGTTTCTTTACGGGATAAAGAGGGCGCGAACCCTCTGTATAAAGGAATAGACGGTGCGTTTGTATACCGGCGTAAAGATCAAGACGGAAAGATTATTGAAGGGGTGCGTCTGACTGAAGAAGAAATGATGCGCGTTCACGACATGTATCGTGGCTTATCCCTCAACAATAAGGACGCTTACGAAAGAGCTCGCAATTTCATAGTGAGAAATCCCGAATCAAATTTTGGAAATTATCTCGAAGGTAAAAACGAGAAAGAAACTGAATCCGTAGTTTATGACATAGTCTACGGAGCACTAACTAACGATTACTTCGGAGAACACGAAGTAAAACAAAGTTTCGCAAAACAACGGCTACCCCGTCCAAAATAGACGGGCCCCGTGAACACACTACGGCTACCCTCAGCCATGAGGCCCCGTGAGATAGGAGACTAAAATGGCAAAACCAAAAGGGCATCGCGCCAATAAAGCAAATGATAGCTTCGGCACAGTAAACAACGAAAGCCTATATAGAGGCAAGTATCGTGACGAAGTGTATCAGGATGATGACGAAGAAACTGTAGTTGCTGAGGACCCCTCTGATGAGGCTACTCCCGCAGAGACTCAAAGTTTCGCAGAACCGCAAGAAGGTTCTGATACCGACTACAAGAAACGGTACGACGACTTAAAACGACATTACGACAGTAAGCTCGATGAATGGAAGCGAGAACGACAAGAACTCGCAGAAGCACAGCAAGCAGGTCGGGACAGCGGTTTAAGTGCATCGGAACTTCCTAAAAATCCAGATGAACTTGAAGATTTTAAAAGGAAGTACCCGGACGTATACGCAATTGTAGAAACAGTATCTTCCCTACAAGCAGAAAGTAAATTAAAAACTCTTAAAGAAGAAGTAGAGACTCTCAAAGGTAAAGAGAAAGACTTGATTGTCCAGTCAGCATTCCAACAACTTACGAATGCTCATTCGGACTTTTTAGAACTCAAAACCGATGAAAAATTCTTAATGTGGCTCGACGAGCAACCCGAATCAATCTCTGACGGAATCTACAAGAATAACACCGATGCTAAGTGGGCGATACGAGTCGTCGATCTTTATAAGGCAGATAACGGGATTGCGAAAAAGCGCAAAACCAAAGATGTCGACCCAGCCGCCGCGGTAACAAAAACTGCCGCAAAAGATGTGGTTGGAGAAGCTGGAAAGGATAAAAAAATCTGGAAAGCTTCAGAAATAGGAAGGCTTAAGCCGTGGGAGTTTGAGAAGATCGAAAGTGAAATCGACGCCGCACGTGCTGAAGGCCGAATTGATTATAGAGCATAAACTTTAACAACCTAACTATCTCATAATAAAGAAGGGTAAATAAAATGGCTTTTGGAAGCGCATCAGGGTATACCAACCTGCCAAGTGGTAATTTTACTCCAGAAATCTTCTCTCAGAAGGTTCTGAAGTTTTTCCGTCGTGCCTCTGTTGTAGAGGATATCACAAACACTGATTATGCAGGTGAAATCGAAAACTTCGGTGACACAGTACGCATCATCAAAGAGCCTACAATCACTGTCACTGCCTACTCTCGTGGATCAACTGTATCTCCACAGGATTTGGCAGACGATCAGATCACAATGGTTGTAGACCAAGCGAATGCTTTCGCGTTCAAGATCGACGACATCGAAGAGCGTCAGTCACACGTCAACTTTGAGGCGTTGGCTACTTCTTCAGGTGCGTTCTCTCTGAAGCGTAAGTACGACGCTAACGTCCTTCAAGCTATGGCTGACGGTGCGGGCACTACAGGTGCGACGTACGGTACAGCGGCTGGCGGTATCGACATCTCAGGCGCATCTGGCGGCGACACTGCTGTCAACTTGATGCTCGCGATGGCTCGTGCTTTGGACGACAACTCAATCCCAGAAGAAAACCGTTTCTTCGTAGCACCTCCTGCATTCTATGAAATCCTCTTCAAAGCGGGTTCTAAGTTCGCAGAAGTACAGGTCACTGGTGATGGAACATCTCCACTCCGTAACGGTCTCGTTATGGCGGGTAACATCGCTGGCATGAACTGCTACAAGACAACTGCGTTGAACAACACTGGTACAGACGTTGTTACAATCGCTTCTCAGTTAGATGACGAAAACGTCGTACTTGCTGGTCACATGTCTTCTACAGCGACTGCATCGCACATCGCTAAGACAGAAGTCGTACGTGACACTGGTACGTTCGCTGACATCGTACGTGGTCTCCACGTATTCGGCCGCAAGGTTCTTCGCCCAGAAGGTCTTGTCCGTGGTGTTATCGACACTGACTCAGGCACAGGTAGTGCCCTTTAAGTACCACTAAGTTGGGGCCTTCGGGCCCCTTCTTTACGTCAGCATCTCGCGGGGTGTTGACATAAAGAATTTCATAATATAAAATCCGATCAAGCCCGCCGGGGGTATATACACTATGGGTCAAAGAGGACTTTGGGACAACATCC